AAATGTCCTCTGATTTTGTCTACTAAATTGTAGGCTACCCAAAGGTATGTACGCTGTTCACTTTCAGTGAATTTTGTATTGAAGATTTCTTGTTTATAAATTTCCAGAAGATCTTCGAATGCTGTTTTAAGCAGGGGATCGTTTAGGAGTTGTTCAGCTCTCTTGCCTTCCCTTACTTGTTTTTCCTTGTTGTCCATCTATTTGCTGTTGTGTATTAAAGAATTGATCTTGTCCTTTTACTATTTCTTTCATTAGATTACCAGATGATTTTAAATCTTCTTGTTCTAACATAGATCTACGTTTTAATTCTTGTTCGTCTATTTTAGATCCATATTTAAGTTCAATTTCTTTTATCTTTAATTCAAAGTCTAAAAGACTTTGTCTCATTTGTGCCTCAATACGTTTAACTTCTGTTTCTGCTTTTAGCTGTGCTCTTTGGTTTTCACCTTGAACTTGTGCTAAAGTAACCTTCTCAAATTCAGAAGGTGGTTTAGGTGGAAGTTGTGGCATTTGAGCTGCACCAACATCTGGATCCATAAAGAAAGGTTCTACACCATTTAAACCTGCATTTTCAACTAATTTCTTTAATGTATTATAAATATTTCTAAGATTTACCATAGGACCAAATGCATTTTGTTGTAAGTTTATTGCCTGCATTTGTCTCTCTAATATAGCATTAAGTAATATTAATTGTTGTTCTTTTGATCCAGTTCCTAGCCCAACTTGGACTGTAACATTAACTCTGTCTTTCCATTCGTAAGGTCTCATAGGAATATACTTTCCTCTAATTCTTACGATCTTTTCTTTTTGTTGATATTTGCATACCAACTCAAACATTTTTAAGGCTAGATCTTTAATACCTGTTTCAGCAAATATTCTGGCAATTAACTCCATTCTCATTTGCGATTGTGTTAAGATTTGGTTTTGTCCAGTTGCTGTTTTATTTAAAGTATTTGCATCTAGCCCTTGTGATTGTCTCGTAATTCCTGTTCTTGATTCTTTAACAGAATCGAGATAACCCAACATTGTTGTAGCTTGTTCTGTTATTGGTTGTGCCTGAATAGGCATCATAACATTTTGAGGTGGTTGTTTTGTTCTAACTATTCCACCAGGTCTATTAGTTAATAAATCATCCATAGCAACTTGACCATCTTGTATTGCTACACGATTATTATTTGTTAGATACATATTATCTAACATTTGTCTCATTACTGTAGATTTAATTAACTGTATATCCTCTACTAATTCTGATACAGATCTTCCATGAAATCTGTGTGGCATAATAACTGGAGTCATAGATACAAATGGAATAGTATCTACTTCTTCCATATCTAATATTGTATGAGTACCATCACCAGCTAAAAGAAATTTTACTAATTCTGATTTACCGTCTTCATTAACAT